ATGACGCGCACTGGTTGGCCAAGGCAAAAGGCCGCTTCGGGAACTACCCGCAGGTGACGGTTCTGCCGTACCGCAACGAGCCAACGGTCGCGGTCGTGGGCATGGGCGACTGGCACTTTGACCTGGCCTTCGTAGACAGCCCGCCGGGCAACCGGCATCGGATCGAGCAGCCGGGGCAGGAGGGCAAGAGCCGGCTCAACACGGTGCTCTATGCGCTGGACCGGGCGGATGTGGTGCTGCTGCATGACGCGCACCGGCCTGGCGAAAGAGCATCGCTGATGTGGCTGCAGGCCCAGGGCTACGGCATCGAGATCCTTCCGGGCCGCGGGAACATCGCGAGGATTACCCATGCGGATTGAGAGCGTCTGGTTCGGAAGTGGCATCTACGAGCGTATGGCGCGAGTGTTCCTCGCGACGGCGCACCGGCACTGCCCGGATTGGCAGATCAATCTGCGCCACGTGGACGTGCAGGATCTGGACAGGCACCCGAGAGCGCTGCCATCGCATGTGGCGAATACGCAAAAGATGGAAGAGTGGAACGATATTGTTCAGCGTGCGCCCAATGGCAGCCGCCTGCTGCTCATAGACGCAGACACCTTTTTCACGCGCGGTATTACCGACGTGTGGCGCATGCGCTTTGACATCGCCTACACGACGAAAGAGAGCCGATTCCCCTTCAATTCCGGCGTTGTCTTCGTCCGCGCGAACCCGCGGGTTAAGGCCTTCTTCCGGGCGTGGGCTGAGATCAACCGCGAGATGCTGCTGGACGCGCGCTCCCATGCGCCGTGGCGGCGGAAGTATGGCGGCATCAATCAGGCGGCCTTCGGGCGGATGCTGGAGAGCGAGGCGGCGGAGGCTCTGAACATCGTGGGGCTACCCTGCCAAGAATGGAATTGCGAGGACGCCTCTTGGGCGAGCTTCGACCCGGCCGTTACTCGCATCGTCCACGTGAAGAGCGCGCTGAGGAGAGCGATATTCAACGGCTGCCCGCTCTCTGCCCGCAAGTGGGGTGTAAGGCCGCTGGTAGACCTCTGGTGCCAGATAGAGGCTGAGGAGGTGGCATGTCCATCGACACTGCTGGCGAGCTAGATCACCGTATCGAGATCCGACGCGAGGTGGAGACGGGGCGCGACGAGTGGAATGCGCCCATCATCGATGAGGTGACGGTCGCAACGCTGTGGTGCAATCGCCGCGATGTGTCTGCCCGTGAGGCTTACCGAGCGCAGGAAATTGGCGCGGAGCTAACCACGAGATTCACGGTGCGCTGGTCGAATTTGGCCGCCACCATCACCCCGCTGGATTGGATACTGTTCCGGGGGCAGCGATACAACATCGTTGGCGTGCGCGACGTGGGGCGGCAGCAGTTCCGCGAGATTGATGCTGTGGCAAGGGCTGACAAGGAGGCCGAGCCATGAAGATGCGCATCGAGGGCTTGCGCCAAGTCGATGAGGCGCTGAAAGAGCTACCCCGAGCCACGTCGAAGAACGTCGTGCGCCGTGTGTTGCGCAAGCGAGGCGAGCCGGTGGCGATGCTCGCGGCTCGCCTCGCCCCGGTGGATAACGCAGACCTTGCCAACTCGATTACGGTCGGCACTCGCCTTGCGCCACGCCAGAGGAGCAGGACGCCGGCGGATAGGGTTGAGGTGTTCGTGGGGGCTAGTAGTTCTCTAGCTCACCTTCAGGAGTTCGGCACCCGGCACCACGCAGCGCAGCCTTTCATGCGGCCCGCCTTCGAACAGCTGAAATACCAGGTCCTTGATGGCATCCAGAAGGACCTCATGAACGAGATCGAGAAGGCGAAGGCGCGCCAGGCCCGCAAGGCAGCCCGTATCGCCCGTCGCCAAGCCCTGGGGCTTGAGTGATGGAGGAGGCCGTCATCGCTCGCCTGCTCGCTGATGTCGCCGTGGCGGCCATCGCTGGTGACCGTGTCTATCCAGGCCGTGTGCCGCAGGGCGAGGATCGCCCGGCCGTCGTGTTCCAGGTCATCAACTCCATGCCGCACTATGCGGATGAGGGGGAGATCCGCTTTGTCGAGAGCCGGGTGCAGCTCGATTGCTGGGCTTCGACCTACGGCGCTTCCAAGCAGCTTGCGCGGGCGGTGAAGGCATCCCTCAGCCCGGTGGATCTGGCGCCCGGTGCGCCCGTGTTCACAGCGCCGGGCATTGAGTTTCAGTTCATCGAATTGAACGGCGAGCGGGATCTGCCGGAAAGCGGATCGAACAACGCCGAGTACTTCTTCCGGGTATCGCTGGATTTCACACTCTGGCACAGCCCGGCGCCGTAACGCGCCTTCGGCAAGCGTTCTTCCCAAGCTCAGGAGCATGAGAAATGGCAGCAGCAGCGGGCCGTAAGCTTATCATCCGTCGTGAAGGGACGCCCATTGCGGCGCTCCGGTCTCGCACCATCACCCTCAACGGTGAGCCGATCGACATCACGTCCGACGACAACGACGGCGCTCAGACCCTGCTTCCCGAAGCGGGGCAGGTGTCGTTCAACATCAGCTTTTCCGGCGTGATGAAGGATTCCGACCTCATCGCCTCGCATCAGGCGCTTGGTGCGGCCGCGGCGTTCGAGGATCTGGAGATTGAGTTCCCTGACGGGGCAACCCTGTCCGGTACGTTCTTCTTCGCCTCGCTCACCATAACGGGTGAATACAACGACGCGATCACCATTGAGGGTGAGTTCCAGTCGTCGGGCCTCGCCTCCTACACACCGGCAACCTAACGGCGGGCCGGGGCCTTCTCTTCCACATTCCCGGTCAGCGACCAGACCATTGCTATCAACCAGCCAAGCAAGGTCCAGCCGAGGAACACGTTAAGGAACCCTATCGCCATAGCGCTGCGGTGCTTGCGGCTGTAGGCGACCAACACCGGCAGGAAGTAGAGCAGAAACAGTCCTATCGTGTATTTGATGTCATCGGGCATCTTGCCCCTCCTCTCTGTTGGCGCGGCGGCGGAAACGCTTTCGGCACTTGTCGGAGCAGTAAAGCGCATCCGCCCTTGCAAAGAACCGGACTCCGCAGGACGGGCACTCGTGCAGCCTGCCACGCGGCGTCTCTCCTACTTCAATCTCACTCACTAGCTTGCGCATGTCCGCAATATGGCGGCGATAGGCCGGACAGTCAATCGGAGAAGATATGGAAAAGCGTGACGTGACCATCAAGCTTGGTGGCGAGGAATACACCCTCACCCCGAGCTTCAAGGCACTGGCGGATATTTCCGCAAAGGTGGGCGACCCGACGCACATCATTCTGCGCTCGCAGACGATGGGGCAACCGCCCTCATTCACGCAGATGCTCAAGGTCCTGCATCTCGGGCTCAAGGCATCCGGCTACAGCCTGACCGAAGAAGAGCTTGGCGAGATGCTGTTCGAGGGTGGATACGGTGAGTTCTACGAGCCATTCGGAGAGTTCCTTGGCCTGCTGACCAATGGCGGTCGGGCGATGGAAGAGGAGGGCAACCGGGCGCAACGGCGTGCGGGAAAGTCGAAGGCGAAGCCCAAGGCGAAGTCTCCGAAGCAAGCAGCGTCGTAGAGCTGGCCTATCGCTTTGCGGTCGGTCATTGGGGCATCCAGCCGTCCGAGTTCTGGTCCATGACGGTGCAGGAGTGGTGGTGGCTGTACCAGGACAAGCGGCCGCGCCAACGCTACGGCTCGCTCTCCGAGCATCAGGTTGCCGAGCTTTACCAGTCCTTGAAGGAGGCATGACGCATGGCTGATCCAGTCGGTGCAATCCGCGTCGCGCTCTCCGTCGATAGCGCTGCCTTCGAGAAGGGGCTGAACCGGGCTCGAGGCAGGCTGTCGAACTTCGGGCAGCAGATCCGCACCGGCATCGCCACGATGGCGAAGTGGGCGGCTGGGGTCGCGGCGGCGGGTGTCGCCATCGGGACCGTCTTCGTCCGCAACGCCATGAAGGCGATTGACGCGCTCGCCAAGACGGCCGACCGCCTCGGGATGACGACCGAGGGCCTTGCCCGAATGCGCTACGCGGCCGAACAGACCGGCGTGGCAGCGAACGCATTGGACATGGCGATGCAGCGCATGACGCGACGCATTGCCGAGGCGGCTAACGACACAGGCGCAGCCAAGGATGCCTTGAAAGAGCTTGGCTTGGACGCAAAGGCCCTTGCGCAGATGCGGCCGGAAGAAGCGTTCCACGTCATCGCGGACGCCATGCAGGGCGTGACCAGCCAAAGCGAGCGGGTGAGGCTGGCTTTCAAGCTGTTCGACTCAGAAGGCGTGGCGCTCGTCAACACGCTGGATCTTGGCGCGGAAGGTCTCCGGGCGATGGGCGAAGAGGCGGATGCCTTGGGCCTGTCTCTGTCCCGCGTAGACGCCGCGAAGGTCGAGCAGGCCAACGACGCGATGACCCGCGTCCGGCGCATGATTGACGGCGTGGCCAACCGCATCACGGTGCACCTCGCGCCCTACATTGCGGGCATTGCGGACCTGATCGCGCACTGGGGGCTGGAGACGCAGGGCTTCCGCAACATAATTGATAACACGATGGCCACCGCCATCCGCATGACCGGGCGTTTCTCGGATGCCATCGCGGTAGTCATCCGGGGCATCAACATCGGCAAGGTAGCACAGGCGCAGTTCGGCTATGCGGTGGTTGAGGCTTTCCGCTTGGC